GTAATCAAACTTGCGACATTGCTTGTCAACTATTTCTAATTGTAGTATAGGTCTATTGTGTAGTATAGTTTGCAATCCGCCTTGTAGTACAAACAGTTCATAACCTTCAACATCTATTTTTACAAAATCAACTTCATCAAAGTTATAACTGTCAAGTGTGCGTACATCAACTGTTACTGTGCGTTTGGTTGTGCCTCTTGCTCTTGGGTTTTTGTCAAAGTGTTGTATGTGATTGTGTCCACCATTGCGAGGATGTATTATAATGTCAGTTGTTCTAGGTGATTCGCCTAAGGCCTCTGTGTGTAGTATACAATTTTTTACACCATTGTCATTAATTGTTCTTGCCCATAATTGTTGTGCTAGAGGGGTTGGCTCAAAACATTCTACTGTTGCAAAACGCTTGGCATAGTGTATTGCGTTTACAGCATTGTTAGATCCTATGTCAATGCAACGTCTCCAACTAGATAATAGCGTTTGTGCAAAGTCCCAATTGGTTGATTGATATTGCCCGTGTTGAAGTCTACCTTCGTACATAGTATCGCCTTGTTCAATCCAATAGGTGTGGCTGTCTTTGCTTTTAATTGCTTCTATCTGCATACAGTTCTCCTATCATTTCACTCATTACTTTTACTTTGTTTTCAAGATGTACTATCTTGGCTCTGTCTGTTCTTAATAAGTCAACCAAGGCTTTGTGTTGTGTACTTAGGTCTACTAATATTCCATCATGGTTATTATGATGTTGTATCAATTTGTTGATTAAATCACCTTGTTCTTCTAATTCACTAAGCGGATCAAAGTTAGGATCTAGCATTGCGGTATTCCTTGCCACGTGCCAAGTATTCCATACGTGTACCTACTTGAACATTAGATATATCCCACACTCCGTCAATTTCTAGTTTATATAAACACAAGCTATCTCTAGTTCTGCCACGCTGTAAAAATTTATCATCACACCATAGTGTTTGCCAATCTTCCCAGGATAGATTATAATCCTCATTACGAAACTTGCATTGAGCTCTATGCTTGAGCCAAGCGTAATACTTGTCATGTGTTACTGGGTTAGGGCCAGTGTTCCAACGGTTAGGGTTGACAGCATTGCCCCAGCCTTTGCATTGGCCTTTTATCCTTTTTGATTGTGGTGCGTATTTGTAATTCATAATATTATTTATCTAATCCTCTGTTAGTGACCCTACAATTAATGATTCCGTTGTAGTAGTTGTCATGTAACAAAACTTCTCTATTGAACTGTTCTAGCGTTTCATAGTATGACATTTGATTCTTGTTGGCACAGAGGTGAATAATCTCTCTGCGAAAATTATGTGCGCCTAGTTGCTGTACATCTTGTTGAAGTTGTGTGTTGCTTCCCCAATAGTCACGCCAATCTGTTTGTACACGTTTGTGACGTTTGTTCTTCTTGCCTTTGAGGGGTGGTAGTTTCTTAACTGTCCAAAACAGTTTCTTGCCAACATAGAGTTTGTTGAGTGCGAGGTTGTGTATTAGATACACAAAGCCCACGCACTCTTCTGGTGGGCTAGTATATGGGTTGTTTCTGTACATCCAATAGGTGTTGCTATCTTTTGAATGTATAGGTTCTATCATACACCAAAGTCCAATATGTTTTCAGCGTGGTGTGTTTTGCTTACATCATCGTTTGGTAAATCCAATCCAATTGCACGACACCATACCTCTCTACCTTGGTTAACCATCTTCCAGGCCTTGCCTTTGTAGTTGTGTGGTTGCTTGCGTGTCTTGAATGGAGTAAGCAAGTTGCCTGACTGTGACAAGTAACCATAGCGTTCTAATGCACGTTCAAGTTCCATAACAGTAGCTATTGTGTCCATAGGAACTAAGTGTCCAAACTCTTTGTCAACTATTTTAATGCCACGTAGATACATGCTCCACAAGTCATTGTCCATAGCGTGTAGCATGTTCCAAATTTCTTTGTTATTCTTTTGTAGTTTACCATGTGCGGTAATTTGTTTGTTGAGTGTTTCACTTACTTTACGAAATACCATTAAACAGTCGTTGTCATAATTTGCCATTGTAATTCTCCTATATTGATAACTTATTATACAACAGTATTTATCAAAAGTCAACTAAAAGTGGTATAAAATGAGTTAGCGTTAGATCTTAGGGTGTGAAAGAAGAGTGAGGGGGCGGTTATTATAAGTTGTAGTTTATAATAGGTGTCAAATTGGTAATTCTTATTACCCCCTCACCCTAACTGGTTACTCTTCTTCTTTGAGTGTTTCTATTGGCTTTAGTTCTACAACCTCATCAAGTGTTACTACACGTTGCTGTTGCATACTTTCAAATGGTCCTTCCCAAACACGTTTGTCTACTTCTTTATAGTAGCCATCGTTGCCTTTCCACCATATGTTATCAATTCTCTTCATTGTCTAGATCCTCTTCATATTCTTCTATGTTAACGTTTGTTTCATCAGTTTCAATCCACGGTAAAGGTGCATTTGCTTCTGAGTCTAGCGGTGAATCACTCATGCCTAAATAGTTCTTTGCTAAGAATATTTGTAGTGCCGCATTCATGTTTGATGTTGCATTTTTAATCATAGCTTGGCGCAGACTCATCTTTAGTTTTTCACGGCCTTTTAGTAATTCTACGCTAAAGTTAAAGCGAAGTGTGTTGTCATTAACACCAAACCATGCAGATATCTCTTTGTCTTTGAGGCCTATTTGTGCTAGTTGCTCTACTTCTTCTGGAGGAACTACCAGCTTGTCTCTGCCTACAACTACACCTTCTACTTCTTTGATGCCCATTTTACGATCACCTGTCTTTTGTGGTGTGCTTGGATTTTCTACTTGTTTCATAATATTATTTATCGCTTTCTTGTTCAGCTGGGTGCAAAACGACCTCTATACCAAGTAATGCTAGAATTGTAACGGCTCTATCATCTTGGGTTTCAAGAACATAGTAATCATCACTGGGATTAAACCATTCATCTATGACAATATTCTTGAGAGCACGTTCTATTAAACGATCTTGAGTATCACTTGCACAGTATTCTAATAACATAATAATTCCTTTATTGACAACACATTTATTTATTAGGTAATATCTAATATAGCACTTTAAATGGGTTATTACAAGCCAAACTACGTTTGTCTTACTCATCACTTACGTGATATCGTATTTGCTATCGCTCAAACTAAAAGTGATATTATATAATGATATAATAATTAATTTAGTTTCATGTAGATGTTTCAGTCATACGGAACCTATTGCTAGGTCCCTTTAAAAAAAGCTTCATGTGAGTGTCACAGCCGTTTAAGGAAGCAGGTATTTGTTTATACACTACACGCAAAGGATCTCTTGCTCACTCCTACCCTGCCAAGGCTTGTGTTTGTAACACTGTCAACTTCGTTACCTATATGTTGACTGTTTATGCGCGATGCTAGTGTTGTCGTATGTTAGCATTCATACTACGTCAACGGATGAGCCCAATTTGTTTGATGGCTTCCACACTCTGGTGTGTTTATCAACGTGTTGCGTGTCTTATATCTCTATAAGTTTTTCCACAGCCCAATTACTATCTGGCGGGCTAACCTTGTGTGCTAATTGTTGTGCCTTAGAAATGTGTCTTTACTGCCTATAGTATTATTTATCATATTCTTATAATAACACAACAAAAACGATTTGTCAAGAAAAAGCCCTATACCTAGAGTTGAAGCGAAATTATAAATTTATAAAGTCTAGGTACAGGGCTAAAGTTTGTCAGAACTTTTTTTTATTATTAGAAGTAACAAGGAACAACACAATACAGGATTAAACTTAAATGGCAGTAAAAGTTTAAATTTTCATTAGGAATAGAAAATTAATATTAACAACCGCTATTCCCTGTTACATAGTTATTTATCTATTCCTAAATTTTTCTTGTAAAAATTGGCGTAATTCAGGCTCTGAACACCAAGTGTCGTTGTATTTGTTGTATGATTTTTTACATAGGTTACACGTTTCACTCCATCTAGGAACAGGATTTATTACTTTACGTATAAATGTTTTTCTGTTTTTAACCATCTCACCGCAAACATCACACTGTTCTTCAATGTGGTTAACTTTGACTTTGAGAGGTATGTGTTTGTCTAACCCGTACACAACTTCTATTTTTTCTAATATGTCTTTTGGTATTTCCATATAGGTATTTACTGTAAGAGAATTATAACTCCTACAAAAGCGGCAATGATAGTAGCTGTTGCGCCTATGAGTGCAACTACTATAGACGAATGACCTTTTTTGAAGTCAGTTTCTAATCTATCAAGACGTTCGTCCATGCGGTCAAATCTATTATCAATTTTTTGAAATTGCACATCAATATCCTCTAATTTATCGTGGACAGCGATGTAACGCAATTCACATTTGTCAACGTGTACTTCTAAGTTTTCACGTTCTAGTTTACTTACATCGCCTAACACAGCCATTATGCACTCCTAGATACAACGTTTAGACGAAAGTTGCGTCTGTCAATTGCTCCATCTGCTGTAACTACTTTACAAGTTACAACGTATGCTTTGTCACTTTGTCCGCCTGCTAATTCTACGTAGGTGTCTGTGTTTGCGTCAGTTATGCCCTGACTTTCAATTGTTACTGGTGTTGGATCGTTGCGTCTTGCGGCAACAGTATATGTAGCTGTATTGATTGAATCACCTTGTGCAAGCCAATCGCTCCAATTAAAGGTGTAGATCAACTGTGCTTCTACATCCTTGTCAATTTCCAAACCGTAACTAGTTTGGTTAAATCCACTTCTATTAATAGCCATAATTTAATCTCCTATAATGCTATATGTTCTTGTTTCTTCATGTATTGTGAAGGATCTAGATTCACCGCTTATGCTGTATGATCTAATTTCTGGTGGTATAGTATATACATATTGATCAACATGTATGATTCTATAATCAATGCTAGGTGTAAACAATGCACCTAAGTCTATTACTACATCAACAAGTTTACCTGCATTTACTGTTTTTGTAAATGCGCTTTGTAGGCTACTTGCGCCTTGGCGGAATCGCTCTACATTAACGGTTGTGTCAAAATTGGTGTTTAATTGGCTATTAAAGCCTCGTGTAACACTTGGCTCAACTGTTTGTATGGTTGCAATGCCATTAAATTCTGTTTCAAGCTCTGTTATCTTAACAGGTTCAATTGTTGCTGTTGCTACGCTGTTTAGGTTAGCTTGGCCTGTTACGTTAACTGTACCATTTGCTAATAGTATAAAGAATGCACTGTCAAAATCAGCAACAGCATCTGCTGTAATAACAGGATCTGTTGTTTGTGTAGCAACACTGGTTATATCAATTACACTACCAGTTGTAACGTT